CTCTTTTGGAAGGCCAAGCGCGAAGATTTTTAGGCCCCTACCCCGTCACCAGATTCGCGACTGCATTCCGATCACATTTTCCCCGTTTGTGCCGTCGCCTCGCGTCCTGTTGCATCTCATGTGCGACGCCAGGATGTTCTGCAGATCCAGCTCCAGATCCGGGCGCTTGGCTACCGGAATCAGGTGGTCAGGTTCCCAGCTATCCGGAGCAGATGACGGTTGCAGAAAATAATTGATGGGCTGTCCGCAGATATGACAGACGGCTCTCGCCTTGCGATCGCGATCCCATGCCATTTTCCGGACCTGTGGCCATCGTCCTGATCTACTGCTCAATTGCGCCGCCCTCCCGCGCACGTTTTGGCGCTGTGCGCCCCTCTGCCGGAAGGAGCAACCGGCAGCACCCTTAGAAGATATGGAAAAGGGCAGGCGTATCAGCCTGTCCTTCCTACTATTCCACGGTAGCAATATATCACAGATGTTGTGCCCCATGTGTATCAATATAGAATCCTCCGGACATAATGGACGGTCTTTATCGGGACGCCCATCGTATCCGCTATCTCCCGACAGCTCTGCTGTTCTCTGAGCCTGGAAAGGATCTCTGTTTTCTGGTCTGCTGTCAGTCGATTGTAGAGCTTGTCACGTTCCTTCTCAGCCGCCCGCAGGCAATGCCAGGAACAATAGAAAGTTGTCTTAGTCCGGTATACCCACTCACGGGTCGGAATGAATCGCCGCTTGCAGATTGGACATTTATGTTCAAAGCCCGTAATGTATGATCCCATTGTTATCCCCTCACAAACAGATTATCAACGTTATTAGAAACGTCAACAGCGCCGCCAACCCGATGCCAATTAGCAAGATCAATTCGTCGTCGTCCATATTCCGCTTCACCGCCCATCCTATGTCCATTGAACATTGCTGTCAGGAGAATAAGGCAAACGGTTCTTTTTCCTCGCTTTCTGCTCTTTCAGCAGGGCAAGGGCATCCTTTAACAGTTCAGTCTCACACATATAAACTTTTGTGGTAAAATATGGGCAAAGTTTATCGTTATCATCAAAACACCTTGTATGGTTTACAACGCAACACTCTATTGCTTTGATAACCTTCTCCCGGTCAGGCATCTTGTTCCCTCCTCTCCGCGTTGGAACAATATTCATCCGATAACCACACACCGCCATTGCGCTTGCATCTGGGCTTGATAAAATCGTCTTTGTCCGTGATTATCCCTGGAATCCAATGTACACAATCCTTGCACCTGATCAGCTCGCCGTGGTTGTCATTCCATTTGTAGTCAGAGCCGTACTCACCACCCGTCCAGTATGATTCGATAAATTCAACTTTTCGTTTCGGTCTTTCGCTCATCCCAGTTTCACCGCCTGTTCATCGTTGCTGAATCCGAGAATGTATTCCAACCATTTACAAAATTCAAATGCCTTGTCAAAGCTACCAAATGATGCAACCTTAACCATCTGGTTCGGCTCATCCGTGCCTATCCACAATGACGGATTTTTTCCGAAACCGTCCAACTGATGGACAGATATTATGACATGACCACGTTTATATGTCATTAAACTTCACCGCCTGTTCCCATAAATGTCAAAGATCTCGATATACGGCGTCCGGCTGATGACCGGAGCCCCGACTACTGGCTCTCTTGCTACCAGCACAATGTCCGCAACCGTGAACCGCCCGTCGTGGTCGTATACCGTGAAACCGTTTTTCTTGCAGTACGCTCCCATTTCAGCGATTGCCGTTTCTCGATCATAGTCGCTGAAAACGCAAACGTCCGGCCTGGATGATCCTTTGTGCCGCTCAAGCATCACCGAATATTCAATCATTCCGCTCCGCCTCCTATCGAAATTTCTGCTTTAGTGTCTGTTCCGGGAACACCGGAGCCACCGCAGCGACCTCAATCAGTGGGCACAAGGGCTGCCTGTGATTTTCCTCTTCAGCCCTAACATACATATATCGCGCATAGCAGAAAAACTTGTTGTCACCATAATGTCTATGCCTAAAACGGCAATCTACGCATCTCCTGGGCATCTTCATTTCAATCGCTATCATCAGCCCGCCCCCGATCCTTCTCCACGTTTAACAGCGCGAAAAACGCTTTTCTTGCCCGGAAAAAATCATTCCTCCGGGATGTCGGCATCATGATCGGATCCAGATCTGAGTACCTAGTACCGGCACAAACGTTCCGGATCAGTACGTTGTACCATTTCCCATCCTCGACAGCCATTGCGCACCGGTTAACCAGATCTATTTTTTCCATGATTGCCAGGCGCCTTTCCGCAGCTGCAGCAACCGGATCCCCGACGCCGGAGCCATGCGGCATGCTGTCGATCTGCTGGCCATGAGTTCCCAGAAGACTCTGGGCCTCAACCAGCCAGGTCGGATATTGCCGGCAGAAATAGAGTAGCTCCAGATACCGCTCTTTTTTGATCCCGATAGCCTCCCAGCTGGGGATATAGTGTCTCATCGGCATCCCTCCCTAAATCGTCACATCATCGCCCAGCAGGAGCTGGCTGGCGGCGTGGGCATATTCGCAACTATAGCCCATGACTTCTGTAGGAGGAGCAACCTCCAGCAGCGCTTTCCTGATCGGGCATTTCTCGATCTCTTTCCCATCTTTAATGCACATGATGCACTCGTTCTCCATGACGGCCTCGCACAGCTGGGCCAGATGGATGTCGCTGATCAGCACCATCCGCCCCTGACGGACCGGCCCCTCGATGTCCAGATGATATCTGCCGTTCCTGGCTAATGCGGCATAATACTCCCAGCGGGAATCCGGCATGGTCTGGATCAGCTGGCTCTGGATCTTGTCAACCAGGGCAAACAGCAGCCGCAGATCCCGCCAGGCGTATTTATTGACCTGTCTCAGCCGGTCCCTGACCGCCGGACTCCGGACAGCCAGGCTGTTTTTCAGAATCATCAGATCCTGCATGAACGAGTTTTCTGCTTTGTTTGGCTTCGTTTTGCGGATAACCGGTTTCTCCGCCGGCGCTGGCACCTCTGCCGGCTCCTGCGGCTCTGGCTTTGTGATCCCGTATTTGCTCGCCATCATAGCGGCGAATTCTGTCATTTCCATTCAGCTCGTTTTTGCTCCTTTCATGCACTGGATAGCCGCTCACAGGCGCGCCTTAATCCGGCGGAATTTACCAGGGTAATTCCTCGTCTGCCAGATCCACCTCGATGAAATCAGCAGCTGCGCTGGCAGCGGCGAATCCGTTTTCCCAACCGTAATGAATATATTCTGTTGGGCTGTTTTTCAGCCGCTTGGTTTCAACCTCAAAATACAGCGGGATATACTCGTCACGGTGGCCGGTATCGCGATCCTTGCAGATCTCAATCACGTTCCCGGCTTTATAGATCGGATTCTCAGATTTCCATCTGAAAAATTGCTGGGTGTATTTCCTATAATCCTCATCAACCCGGTGGATAATGAAAACATTGTCCGCGGCATTGCTCAGATCTCCGCTGCCGCTTATATCGTTCATCCGCAGGTACCCGTCGTTTTTGCGTGGATGAGCAACGAAAAGGATGTGGATATTCAGCGTGACGGCCATCCGCTTCAGCTCGTTCACAAATTTTTTCTGCTGGACATAAATGTCACGGTCCAGATTTTCAATGTTCAGCGCCATCAGGTTATCAATCAGGATCATGTCCAGCTTCTTCTCCTCGACGATCCGGATCAGATGCTTTTCCATTTCCGTGAATTGTGTGCCGAAATCGTTATTGTAGACATACACAAATTCATTCAGCCACTTGGAAATCGCTTCCGCCGCGTTGTCATTCGGATAGTACACCCGCTCCCATTGCGTACCATGCACATGGGCCTTTCCGGCAGCCTGCAGCGTCAGCCATTTCAGCACCTGTTTATCGTTCATCTCACCGGAAAACAGCGCGCATTTCAAACCCTGTTCCCGGCACTGGACAACGATCTGGCTGAGTACGGAGCTTTTGCCGGCAGACCGCAGGCCGGAGAGAACGGTAACATAACCTTTTTTCAGACCGCGCATCCGGTCATCTATGCCGCGGATACCGGTCAGGATGAAAGCCTCGTCCGGTACGGTCCTCATCCGGATCTCTTCCGTTGTCCGGAATACCGGGCCGATGTTTGCCGGCGCTGGTTCATCAGCCATGGGCGGAGGCTCCATTTTTCCGAAGCCAGCCGGCATGCTGGCCATG